TGAGTGCACTCCCCATCGACGCAAACTTGACCAGAGGTATAACCCCATGGCCAGGTACGTCGGCTCGAATAGACCTCGTTGATTGTACTGCCTCAGAAAACCAAGGCAGATCCTCAAACAGGGCTTCAATGAGCCAATTCGGGACACGGTCGCTTGCCTCGCTTAAATCAAGCGTAGCAAGCGTCCCATCTTCGGAGCCAATCCGGGCCATATCCTGATTAGGGATCTGATCCGAGAAGCCAACGAAGTAGCTAGAGAGGTTTGCGCGTTTGTTGAGACGCGGAACTTCTAGCAAGGGAGTAAGAAGCATCGAGACGGCTTGCTGCATATATTGCATACAAGTAGGCTCGATAGCTATAATACGAGGTGTCTTCGCCGTCTTAGGAACAGCAATAACCCTAACGGGTCGTTCCTGTTCCGGGGATAGCCATGTCACGTCCTCGAGCTTTTCGTGGTAACGGTGAGACGGGAGTGCATATTCCAAATATGGAAATATCTGCTCCAGCCGATCCGTCCACTCCGACTGATAGTACTTCTGGTTTCCCATTTTCCTATCAGCCGTTGCTCCGGGACCGTGTCTAGGGGTCAACTCGCCATCATAGACTGCTTTATCAGCAGCCGTGAGAGCGTCCCCAAACACGCAATTCATCACTTTCTTTAGATCTTCAGGAAGATGAGGGATTGCCCCATATTCAATCAGATTTTCAAGAGATGAGGTGACATCGCGTTCTATCTCGATGAACCTGTCAAAGGCCGCGTCAACCTGCTTATTATCCGGAAGGACTTTAAGCTTGCCAAACATCAGCGTAAGCTGACGGACGGCGTGGATGGCGTCGATATCACAGGCTGTTGTAAATAGCCCAGGATATTCATCGAAAAGAGCACCACTAGCTTGATCAAACACACGATCCATGAACCCACCGAGAAACTTTGGGGGTGCACTGGCGTCATCGTGGGAGTACTTCAGCAAGTCGGAAGTAAGATCATCACTTCCAGGCTTGCGTCGACTCCAACCAACGAAGGCGTCACGAGGGACATAGCCTAACTTTAAGGATCGTTCAAAATCCTTTCCGAAGGCTGGAAGGGTGATAGTAAAAAACTTATCACCCTCGTGTGAATAACGACGACTGACTGTTTCTAGATCAGTCGCGGTGCTTACTGAGCATCTGCTCCCGAGTTCATCGAGAGCGGTTGACCAGAGCTCTATATGGCTTTTCATCGTACTCCTTAATTGGTAGTCGATTCCATTATTAATATCTGCTGATTACCCAGTGGCCATACTAGGACCGGAAGATCGAAAGATCTCCCGGCCCCAGAATAGTCCTAGCTCTCGCCAGCGATCACCTTATCGATGTTCGCGTCAGAGAGATAGTCCACCAGAGCCTGCGTCAGGTTATCCACCTGAGTCGTCGAAAAACCCACCTTTGGGTGGTCGAGGACAACGTAGACATGCTGGACGTAGGTGCGGTTAACATCCGTTTGAAACGGATCCGCAGCCACGATTTCCTGGGTCAGTCGAACGGTACGGCGATTGCGCGACCCCTCCGCATGCGAGATCTTGAGTGTGAACTCAGAATCAGCAGTGCGATAAGTGGAAGTGCGATCGCCGGTTGAAATGCGCGGGCAGGATTCTGCCACGGCATTCACCGTTACAGACTGTGGGTCAGCAAACATAATGAGATCTTTCTGGTCAATAACACTACTTATGTAGTTGTTATGAAATTTTCACGCCCGGCTTATGCCAAGCGCGGCCAGAATGGCACCCTGCCTGAGACTTAAAGAGTCCCAAGAGAAGCCAAACCCAAAAGGATTAGCTTGTCGTCTCTGCATAGTGGTGTACTTCACAGCACACATTTGCAAAGCTGTCTGGTTGACACCTACGGAGTTCTTATAATGAAGCGTATAGTCCCATGAAATGGTCCTAGTCTGCGTCATCATAATATATCCGTAGGGCATTACCAAACCATCGGCAGTAAAAGCATTGACGTTGTGTAGAACATCGCCAACATTAGAATACCAATCGACAAGCCATGACCAGGGCATAAGTTCCCAAGCCGTATCTACACCGGGTTTTACCCCGTACAGATAATCAAGCTCTTCGAGCTTGCGGCGCCACCCACTTTTAGGTAGGTGGTAGGTGAAAGCTCCACGAAACCAGATCTTGGTCTCGTAGATCTCTCGCTTAGTCCTGGCTGAGGAATCAACATTGATGGCGTAAGGAGTCTGTCCGTGTACCATAGTGGGAAAAATATCACTAGTGTACACTTCGGAGGTCCGAACGGGATCAAACGTGAAACCACGCCTGATCCATTTACCACTATCCTTCTCAAGTTGATCGAGAAGTTTCTCAGCGTTAAGCCAAGAAGAGTGGTAATCCTTCAATTCACTCACAATAGGCTGAATGCCAAAAACGACATTCAGATATTCGCCTCCAATATTACCGGTTGGGCTCGGAAGATGGGGTAACCCATCTTTAAGCTCACCAATCGTACTGGATGCGTCTGCGAGTGGGTTCCTTGGTGCGCAGAGAGAGATAGCAGTAGCCCCATACTTGTCCAGATTAAGATCTGAGACAGCCACAGGGCACATCTGGCGGATTTGCTCCGCTGTCGGTGCTTGCGTGAGTAAACTCGCGACGGCAACTGGCACTACCTTCCCTTTGTTGTAAAAGGCATTGATCCCGTCATTATCTGACCAGGATTCAATATCTTTTATATTCCCGTATTCAGTATTAAGGTCAATTTCGACTTTATGACTGGTAAACGGGCCACCAATATTTCCCTGATACCGCCCTAAAAGCTGGTGCGGATGTCCCTCACTGTTGATAACTTGATGTGAAAGCGCCAAAGGCGCAGTCACAGTCGCGTTTTGAACAGTAAGTTGATACGCGGAGTCTCCTGAACGGCCCACGGTAGAGGTTTCAATCTCGCCAAGGGTTGTTCGGTGTTTCTCCATCAGGGTATCTCCTTTTGTAGAGCGAAACGATGCTAGGCTAGCACCGTGGGAAGGCCCTAAGGGGCC